TTCCCGCAAATCTCACATGGCTTTTCTGGTCTTGCCTCTAAACTTTGCTTTGTCCATAGCTTTCCCTTACATACAAGGGAACACGTCTTGGCGCTTATAGCCCTGGCGGGCGGAACAACAAACCCTGAACCACAAATGGCGCATAATTTTTTGACTGGCATATAAACCTCCGTAAAATAACTATTAGAGGATTATACGCCACCTTAACGAACAGCACAATGTAACCGTAAGTCATTGATTTTACACAAGATCACTTACAGAACACTCTATCCTAGTCATCCAATTCTCATTAAGACGAACAGATGCGTACCAGAAATCAGCACCAACATATCCGAACATGCCGGACGGGTTAGCGTGATTCTTCACGGATGCAGAGATAACCGTTGGGCTGATACCTGTATAGCCATGGCCTTTCAGGTTGATATGGCCGCAAGCAGACTCAGCCAGCACGATGAAGGGATACACGTCGCAGCTTCCTGAAGTCTGTACCATGCCATTAGCGGTCGCTGAACCGGCAGTCAGGTAAGGAGCAAACAGAGGAGAAGGAATGAATCGGAATTCTTCACATGCACCAATCTCGCGGGGATGTACGGGCTTAATAGCAGAGCCGTACTCTACACGCTTAGTGAAGCCTGGCAGATCACGAACATCAGCAGATCCATCAGTGTGGAAGAACACCAGGTAAGAGGCTTCTACCGGCGCTGTATTGAAATTCTGACCAGCGGCAACAGTCGTGGTGACGTGCTTTGCTCGGTTAGATTCCATTGTTCGCGCTGATTGACGCAGCTTTCGCAGACTTACCGCGGTATTCACACCAGCACGGGTTGAACCGTTGGCATAAATAACGCTAGTACCTGCTTTTACCTGACCATAAGCAACAAGCTCGGCCACTTCAGACAGAGTTTGCGCAGTAAGTTTCTGCATGTCTGCAGGGATGTCATCTTCGTACATCAGTTGAGACTTGCTGGAGAACTTGAACAGAACAGAATACTGCTCAACCGTTGCTGTCACATCAGTGTAACTAACTGAGTTGGACGCGGGAGTTGTGCCTTCTGCTGTGATGAAGTTCGCTGCTGTAATGCCCGGGGTTTCCGCAGCAGTCGCATTGAAGGGCTTGAGACGACGGAACACTACAGTGTCTGTCTTGTTCAAGGGCTGTTCTTTCTGGTCGCCAAACATGCCGAGAACTTGAATGTTCTCTACCATTTTCAGCATTTCCATTTCCGCACGAATGAGATTTCGTGAGGCTACTGTCGAATAATTCTGTACTAAAGCCATGATATTTATCCTTTATGCTTAGCTGTAGACTTCTCGTCCTATAGCTGCGCGTAGTTCTGCTTCGGTCATGTCACCCTCACTTTTTACAGGGGGGAGATTGCGACCATTAGGGTTTTGTGCAAGATTCAAGCGTTCGGCTCGCTCAGCAGCGATTACCTTGGATGACTTGCGGGTTTTTTGGTAAGTCTCGTATTCGTCAAATATGGCAATCACCTCAATTGGGTTGAAGCTGTTCTTCTTCCCATTCTCAGCATGCCACTGGGCGAACTCAGGAGTTTCCTGTACTGATCTCCAATCCGGATGCTTCATCGAAATGAACATCTTGGCCGTTTCAGTCTTTCCATCGGCTATCTCTTGCTTGGTGGCCAGCGTTTCGGTGTTCGGCATTCTGCTTAGCATGTCTGCGCTTAACGCGGAGAGTCGCTTATCAGTAGCTTCTGTCCACTCAGGCCAGTCCTCCTTCAGTTGGTTCCATTCATCCAGGTTCGTCGCTGCCGAGTCAATTTGCTCCTTTGTCGGCGCTTGAGATACAGTTTTAGCTGCCTCTCTCGCGGCGTGAAGATCATTGGTTACTGACCCAATGCGTTGCTCAGCTTGCTTCAGTCGCCCGTCTAGCTTATCCATCCCGCTCAGTTTCGATTGCAATGCCTCGAATTCCTCGCGTAGGGCCGTTGGTATGCCTTTCCACTTATCAATAACTGGCTCGGCTTCCAGCGCTTCCGCTACTTCAGTATCTTTCGGCGGCGATTGCTCGGCGCCATCAAATACTTCCTTAGCAATTTCTGCGCGGATCTGCTGATCTTCAGTCTGCTCTACGGTGGTATTCTCTTCAATTGCCATACGTATGTTCCTTTACCGGCTTTCGGCGGTAGTGTTGTGGGGTAATTCCTTAGCCCAAAAAAAAGCCCCATTTCTGAGGCTCAATAATCATTAAACTCTGTATCGTCCACTTGCCTATGCTTCCGTTCCCTTGGCGTAGGTAGGTTGATCAATTCTTTGAGAATGGCGATCTTGCCGCGTAATGCCGCGGTAGCCGATTCATCCTTTTTAAGAGAATCGTTACTCTCTCTCGCCTTGATAAGCTCAGCTTCTGCCCACTGTGATACAAATGCCCATGTTGACGAATAAGAATCAAGGTGCGCATCTCTTGCGCTACCACCTATTAACCCTAGTGACTGAGGAGCATCATCTGGAGCGGTGACATCACGGCCAAACAGGTTAATAACCCATTTCATATCTACCGCCTAAGCTGCGTAGCTCGTCTTACAAGAGCAATAACTGTAATTGTAGCTCCTGTACCCGGTGTAGTGAGGTTTGGGCGTATGTGAACTGGCCGCTCAACGATTGTTATCGCCTTGTTTGCTGTAGCAGTCGCCGCAGCGCCGCCAGCAGAGTTTGATAGGGCCACCCATGTAACTCCGTCATTGCTTCCTTCGATCGCAAATGTTGCACCACCCCACGTCCCTGTTGCCGTGAAACACACGTCTCCAAACTCAGGTAACTGAAAAGGTGCGCCGTCCGCGTTAGCGGTAATTAGCGACCACGATAGCTTGATAGCACTACCGTCTCCAGAACCGACCTCCATACTTCGTGTAATTGCTGCTGTAGGCATGATTATTCCTTTAGTGAATTAGTTTAGAGGCCGAATGCCTCACCTGGCGGGGCTTTACCTGCTGGCTCCACCGAAGTCTTTGCTATTTGCTTCTGCGCACGCTGCTGTTTCCTGTCCTCGCTTTGCATCATGTGATTAGATACAACGTGATCATCTTGCTGATTTCGTGCCAATTGGTTCTCGGACTGCTGGACTTGAAGTTCCATCGTCTTAGATGCCAGCAATGTCTTTAGCTTGGCGTTCTCGGCAGATAGCTTACCGTTGATCTCTCTGTCTTTTAATGCCCTATCTTCGTCAGCATTGGCATCGTCTACCTGAATTTCCTGCATCCTTATCTGAGTATCAGCCAGAATCTGATCTTCTCGGGACTTCGCCGCAATGCCAGCCACTTCCGAGCGTCCCTGAGCTGCTATGTTCGCCGCTTCAATCCTTGGGTCAGCAGGGGGTTGCTGTTGCGCCTGTTGATCTCTCGCAGCCTTAATAGCGTCATCGTCTTTCAGTACATCCAGATGCTGCGACTCGAACAGTTGCTTGATAACCTTTTCCCAATCAACAATGATAGCCGCGTCTGGGTCGGCCCTAAGCTGCATGATCTGCATTAGTTTCTGTACGTTCTCGTCCTTGGCTATCAGCACAGACGTTCCTCTGGCCACTACGTCAAAGTCTCCTTTGATCTCCGGCTTGGGGTTATACATCATGTTCCAGTGGTAGTACCGCCCGATATGCGGCCTGGTGATAAGATCATCCCACTGCTTAACTTGTCGCCTACGGGTTGTATCAGCGCCCTGCATCAATATCTGTAGCTCGCCTAGCGTCTTAGTACCACTGGTAGCTTGCTGCCCCTGAGCCTGTCTCGGTGTGCCGGACTCTAAATCCATGAATTCCAGGGCCAGGTTAATGATGTTCTGCAGCTCACCTTGGTTGTTCTGTATCTGAAATTGCTGGAACGCCTTCCGAACATCACCTTCCTCTGACTCATCTATCCAGATCTTCTTACCTGTTATTTCCCATACGTCGTCTTCCGGTCTTACGTCACGGCTGATGACAATTTGAGCACCGCTTGAGTCCCCGGCGTTGTCCATCATAGCCCGCCATGCCGCAGTGATAATCCTCTGCTGCCAGATTAGCTTCCTGGGCTCACCGATACCCCACGGGGAGTCGTCTACCTGTACCCACGGGAAGAAGTCGTAAGGCAGCTCGCCGCTATCCAGTGTATTCAACTGCGCTTTGATAGGACGGTCATTGACGAATACTACGCAAGCAGATATAGACTCGTCTGAATCCTCATCCACCTTAACGCCCATTGCTATCAGGTCCTCTTTATCTACGTCACCGTTGTACTCCCATCGCTCGTAAGGAGCACCGCGGGCAATAGTGGACGCCTTGATCTGCCGTTGATCGCCTTTATCTAGCGCAACAACTGTCCTAACAGGGTCTTCCTGCAGCGCCTTGATGATCTGCCGCCTATCATAGCCAGGTACA